TATAACATAGCGATAAGTTCTCTCAATGCTTTTGCCCAACCGGGTCTGCTATCAGCGACATGTATGACCGTAGTGCTGTTCTCGAAGTGTTCGTTAACAATAGGAAGTTTGTCTACATTCTCTCTTTCAACAGAGAAACCTACACCTGTTCCACACATAAGTATATACATACATTCATCAAAGGAACGTGGACTATCTACAGGTATGTAACTACAGTTATAACCACCTACATGACATCTATCTAAAGCAGGTCCTGATGTCATTAATGCTCTCATACTAGGCATGACACCTAAGTTCATTATCTGTGTAGATAGTTTTTCTTTTAGTGCTTTAGTTATTGTGTAGTTATGATTCTTTTTTAAATGGTTTTCCATATAATTAAAATATCTATCAACTGTTTCACCCCAGTTTTCTCTTCTTTGTTCATTATCTCGCCATCTTGCATAGCGAGAAAGGGCAATGAAATTTTGATAGTCTGTAGGTAAATAATTATTTAACATTTATGTCTCCGTCAATACTTTTAGTTTTGTTATTTTTGTTCCATCTATATCATAGAAAAATTCTCTTATGTAATCTTCAAATTCTTCAGTTAAATCTCCGTCAGCGGGAATTGCATATTCATCTGGGTCAACAGATATAGTGCAGATAATTTTAACTCTTACCATCATATACCTCAATAAGTTTATTCAGATACCATTGTGCTTTCTTGAGGTCTTCTTTACCATTCTTATATCTATATCTCCATAGATATTTAAATACATTCCCTTGTAGATAATAATCAAAACCATTGGTAAGCATTGCTTCTAATGCATCTATGGTTTCTATGCCTGCCTTATTGTAATGAGGTGGATGGTTAACCATATCAGAATTTAATTTTTCAGCTTCTTGCTCTGCTCTCATTTTCATATACTCCATGTGTCTTAACATTTATCTTTTCTTCCAAATGATACAGATATAACATTATCTGTGTAAGTTGTTATAGGTTGTTTTTCAGTATATGAATCTACAGCTTCTTTGTCAAATACATTAACAACATAATCATTTATTTTATCTCGTAAAGATGGTTCAGTCTCCATGAAGTTTAATGTTGAACAGAGCATCTTACATATATGTTCTACTTGATAATAATCATCATCATCTAATGGATTAGATGGATTGGGCACAATAGCTAATTCAATACCACCATTCCATTTACCATTACTATTTAAGTGGGGATTTACTCTAATAATAAAATCTTCAGGTAAGATAGTTCTATTAGTAGTTCCTGAGTCCTTTTCCATACTTTGTTTCTCCTGTTAACTTTCTTCCCATAAATTTTATTTTTTTAGGATGTTTGTTTTTGCCTTTTTCTTTAAGCCACTCTTCAGGTATGATTCTATCATAATACCTAAAACCATATTTAATGCACCATTGTGCATATGTTGACTTAGCTCCTTTACTTAATCGAGCACGACTATTTGTGAATACAAATCTAATATCTAAATTAGGGTGTTGCTTTTGTATTGCTAAATGTTTTCTTCTATCAGAAGCTAAAAATCTACCTTTTGTTTCAATGATAATTCCGTTGTACAATACAAAGTCAGGGGTATAGGTGCGATAAGCTAGGTCTTCCCATTCTATCTTAATGCTTTCATAGGAGTATGGGCATTTTTTTTCACTAAGATAGATGGAAAGTTTATGCTCTAAGCCACTCCTATACCCATTCTTTATAGCATCTCTTCTTATTTTATGAGGAGACAACTAGAAGTTTCGCCATGAAATAAATGGATTACTGTATGAATAAGTATTCGTATAACCTAAGTTTTTAAGTTCTTCTTTTACTGCTTCATCAGCTGCTTTTCTAGCTTCTATGGCATCACGTAAACCTGCTGTACGCATATCACGATATTCCCTTTTAGCTTCAGCTAATTGTTTTTCCATTTCTTCAATGTTTGCCTTTAGTTCGTCTAAAGATTTACTCACGCTACTCTCCTTTCATTTTTATATACTGAACCATCTTTGGCTCTTTAGCTTGAGACATTTGTGCAGGTAACTCACGAAGAGTTTCCCAACATAATTTTCTGTACTCACAAAAAGTACAGTTTTTGTTAAGAACCATATTGCCTGTAGGAACTTTTCTAAAAAACTCAGGCTCAGGTTCAAAACACCGTTTTAATTCTTTTTGCTCTGCAGCTTTTATTGTTTCTTTTATCTTATTTATTTCTGCATCTAAATCCATATTGGCGGCTGATACATATTTAAACTGACCATTTGCTTTGTTTACAACCCACCAACCACCAACCTTCTTTCCTGAAGCTTTAGCATAACCTGCTAGTTGTCCAATATAACCAAAACTGTCACCACTTTTAAGTGATTCAAAAGATTCAAATTTATATTTATATGACCAATCAGAAGCTGATTTAATATCATCTATGGCATCATGTAATACTATATCATATGTTCCCGTTACAGTTGTACCATCATCTAACTTGAGTTCTACTTCTGTATTGTCTTGGTATTTCATACCTGCTTCAGTCAGCAACCCTTTAAAGACAGCTTCAACTATATCACCTAACATCATATTCATAACAAATGTTGTAGGTTTAGGTAAGCCTTTGTCAGGGTGATTCTTTTGAAACCAAAGCTGACATGACGGTCTGCCAATATTAGATATACGATACCTAAAATTATCTCTTTTATTACCACCAGCAAATTGACGTTTCAAAGCATCTTTTATTTCTTCGCCTATTCTCTCTATAGTGGATTCACTCATTTGAGTTTCACCTTGAGTAGCATCTTCAAGATACTGATGAATCGCCAATTCTGCTGGATGGTTCATTATGCTACCTCTTCAGAAGCGTCTATATCAATGAAGTCATCTACAGTGTCCATATCTTCTTGACTTATATTGCTGCCATTATGTATGCTCCATTCATTAATGATATACTCATTATAATTTTGAATCCAAGCAATAAAATCAGCAAACATTGTTTGGTCACTATCTGTTAGAGTAACCTTTGTTGTAACATCTAAACTAGGTCTTGGAAGATAGAACGAATTACCATTAGGCAACTTCCTTTCTTCTGTGTTTAGCACAATGTTATGTTGCACTGGTAGTCTCTTCATTTGTGCTAACTTAGCAAAGGGTGCACCCATGATTTTAAATGCATCACGGTTATCTATTTCCCAAATAAATGGAGACTCCTGCAACTCAGTAGACTCACCCCTATCATTGATAGTGTTTTCTAGAGTTATTAATCCAAATATAACACGCACTCTTTTTATTTGTTTTAATAAATCTTGTTGAGTCACTGGTAATGATTTAAAATCCTTTACATATCCTGCAGGTTTACCACAGTTAAATGTACCTTGATTGTCTTTTAAATCTATATTTAAACTATCAGCCATTACAGTTTTGTGATACGTTCCCATAGGTTCGCCTGCTTTAGCATTATTATTTTTAATGAACCTTTTATACATAAACCTTTGCATAAAGGGTCTGATAGTTGCTGATGAACCATAATAAGTTTCAACTTCAGGTTTATCTAGGCGATATGTACCACCATTGACAACCTCAACTTTAACACTCTTACCATTCATATCTGTCTCACCCATAATTGGAGAATGATTAATTCTCAATCTAGGTAAGGTATTACTCTTCTTAGTTTCAGAAGAGCTTTCTCCTGCGATACCCATAGCTTTTGCCATAGCGGCATAGTTATTTGTATCAATAGTTACTAAATCACTCATATGTGATACCTCTCTTTCTTTTAAGTTTCATAGTTATATCATGCGACATCTTTTGTGTCAAGCCAATTGTCACCTATTTTTGCTTCTAATAGTAAGGGTACATTTAACTCGATAGCAAAATTTCTTTCTACTAATTGTTTTAACTCATTATTTATATCTTTAATAGTATTTATGACTAAGTTTATCTCATTAGGATGAACGTCAACTACAACAGAATCATGCACACTATTCACTATACAAGAGTTAAAATGTTTTAGTTTTTCTTCCATATGCATAAGCACTAAGGGCACTATATCAGCAGTAGCAAATGATTGTACAGGATAGTTTTTAATTTGTGTAAAGTTAGTTACTCCACCACTAGATAATCTTTTTATATGAGGAAAGGCAAACTGCCTTCCTGAAGGTGTTGTAATCATTCCTTTGTTCATAGCTTCTGAAGCCAATCGGGAATGCCATGACTTGATTCCTTTATATTTTTGTGTGAAGTGTTCATAATATTTAGCTTCTGCTTCTGTTCTGCCAAAACCTGTTGCTCCGTAGAGTGGTGCAAACGTGTGTGCTTTCGCATCTTGGCGAGAAGTCTGTTGACCCGCATCTGTAATAACCTTAGACGTATATGAGTGAACATCAAATCCAGTAGTGACCTCTTCAATTGCAACTCCATCTTGTGATAAATAAGCAGCGACTCTAAACTCTAGCTGTGCAAAGTCAGCTTCAAGTATCTTGCCACCTTCCCAACGTGACACAAACACTTTCTTTACAGGAAACGTACCACCTCTAGGCATGTTCTGCATGTTAGGGTCTGCACCACTAAATCTACCTGTAGCAGTTCTGTGTTGTAATAATCTTACATGTAGCTTACCATCAGGTTTCATATATGTGTTTATGCCTTGCACAAAAGAAGATAGATATGTATCCAATGCTGAAAGTCTTTGTAAATCATAAAGAAAACTATAAGCAGTTTCTGAGTTTGTTCTTTTAGTGACATGTTGCAGTACCTCCAACATCTTTTTATTGACACTAAACCCATTAGCACTTATCCATTTAACTGAAGGCACATTAAATTTAAGACCTGCTATCTGTTGTGTAGGAACAAAAATGTAGCCAAGACTATGACAAGTATTACATTTGGGTAATTTAGCATAAAGAGTTCCATCCTTTTTTACCTTTCGTATTGTACCTGTTCCATTACATTCTCTACATTTCTGTGCTCTAGTTTTATATACTATGTCTGTATTCTCTTCTATTTTAGATTTTAACTCTTCTTTACTCATGTAAGGAACAAAGTGATTCATCCAAGTTGTTTTATCTTTTGGTTTTCTACTATAAATAATCCAAGACATTTGTTCTGGACTATTTAAATTTATAGGAGTATCACCCATAAGGTCATACACTTGCCTATTTAATCTTTCTTCAATGTCAGCTTTCTCTTTCTCAAACTCCTCTCTTACTTCATTTAATTTAGATACATCAATAGTAAATCCTACTTGATATATTCTAGCCAAAGTAATAGCAACACGATTTGTTAGTAAGACTGTATTCATTAGTCCTGAATATTCTACTGTGTTAAGTTTTCTGTATATAGCATCTGACAGTTCTTGTGTAGCCTTTAAGTCAGCAGATAAATAATCAGATAATTCTTGCTTAGGTATCTCATCAATAGGAACTTTATTTTTAAAATACTCTTTCATAGTATCTTGTTTCTTAGTATCTAAATCATATCTATTTGCACAAGCTTCAAGAGACAATGGTTCTTTTATTCCACGTTGTAAAACATACTCGCCTAACATTGTATCAAAAACAGGACCATCATATTTTAAACCACACTCCCATAACCATAGTAAATCATGTACTATGTTATGACCTATGAGTATGGTTGCTTCATCCAATAACTCTTGAACACCTGTGAAGTCATCTCTAAATAAATACTCTTCACCTTTATCTGTAAGACAACCTACCATAACAAGCTTGTTGTTCGTCTCAAATGGGTCAAGGTGTAACTTGCCATCTCTATGAGTAACAGTATTTTCTACGTCAAGTGTTAGCTTCATTTAACTTATCCTTGTATATATAATTACTTACAAAGTGCTGTAAATCTTTTTTGTGTTTATACCATTTCGATTTATTAACAACTCTCCATGTGTTTGTAGTAACGCTAATAACAAATTTACCATCTACTAAAGCTAAACCTCTATCATAATCCTCTACTACATTACATAGCCTTATAAGTTGTATTAATTTTTCAAATTTTTTAACTTTTCTACTATGGCTATTACTATAATAGTCTTTATGATAATTATTTTTTGCACACAAGTCAGATAATTTTTTTTCTTCTTCCATACAAAACTCAAGGTTAGGTATATCTTCTTTAGTATATACATTCATTTTTTCGTCTATACTCATGCTGTGTACCTAGCTGTTCTGTAGTCAAGTTCACATGTAATACTTCCATGCCAACCTGTCAACTTATTTTTAACAACATTTAAATGTCTCTGTGGACCTTCTTCATCTTGTCCTTCTATTGGTGGGTTCTTCGCAATCAACACCATGAGGTCAGCTTCTGCAGCTTTACCTGTACGTGAACCTTCCATCATTGATTGATTAAGAATAACTTTACCTTCTGCATCAGCAGATAATTGAGACATATAAA